GACGGCCTACGCTACGCTATCAAAGATGACGGCACCTCCGGCACCCTAGACGAGTTCATTGCCCTGTACGAAGCTCACAAGCAGACTCCAGAGCAGGTGACCAAGCTACAGATAGGCGAGGAAGCAGAAACGTCGCCAATGCGTGACGGGCCACCGTGCTTGCAGTTCCTGATGAAGGAAAAGATCAGCGAGGGCGGGCGCAATAACGGCCTGTTCAACATAGGCGTTTACTTACGCAAGGCGTATCCAGATAGCTGGGAAAACGAAATCCTGAAGTACAATATGGAGTATCTTGTTCCGCCCTTGCCGCTGAACGAGCTCAACATCGTTGCCAAGCAGTTAGAAAAGAAGGAGTACGCCTATAAATGCGGCGATGCTCCCATCAACGCGCATTGTAACAAAGAGCTCTGCCAAACCCGTAAGTTTGGCATTGGGGCGGCTATACAAGGGGCCAGCATAGCTAACCTGCGTAAGTACGACTCTGTGCCGCCCGTCTGGTTCCTAGACGTAAACGGTGAGCCCTTGGAGCTAGACACCGAAGCTTTGCAATCTCAGCCCACGTTTCAGAAGGCGTGTATGGAGCAACTTAACTTTATGCCTCGTACTGTCAGCAAGATCGTGTGGGAAAACCGCATCAGCGGCCTGATGAACGAGATGAAAGACAATGAGAGCGCGATAATGGAAGTGGCAGAAGATGCCAGCATTAGCGGTCAGTTCTACGACTATCTGGAAGAGTTCTGCGCTCATATGCAGAAAGCGGCGGACAAGGAAGAAATTCTGTTGAAGCGCCCGTGGACTGACGAAGAAGAGGGTCTGACCTATTTCCGGCTCAAAGACTTTGAGTCTTACCTAAAGCGTAACAAGTTTTTTGAGTACAAGACGCACAAGATGGCACAACGCCTACGAGACAGGGGCGGGGAGAGCAAGCTGTTAAAGATAAAAGGCCGCCCTGTTCGGGTGTGGACAATCCCATCCTTTGAGTCCGGCGATATAGACTTTAACAAACCTAACTTTGGCACCAAGCAAACGGAGGCACCTTTTTAATGTTACTAGCAGATGGATTTGAAAAAGCCTTACTTGGGATAGGGGAACGAGCCGGACAGCCCACTATAGCTGTTTACGACTTCGACCGCTGTGTAGCCGTGCTGTGCGAAAGAGATAACATGAGCATGGATGAGGCTGTGGACTTTATGTATTTCAACGTAGTCGGGTCATGGATGGGGGATGAAACCCCAATTTTTGTGCGGCAAGGACAAAGCATAGAGGAGTTAACTGATGTCGACTGAACGAAATAAAGCTATCTATGTGGATCGCGTCATTGAAAAGCGCACCCTCAAAGCAATAGCCGACAAATACAACCTGTCCCGCCAACGCATCTATCAGATAGTTGCCGAACAACAGGCTATCGTGGACCACACCAAGGATTGGGAAAAACCCTATAGGCCAGAAGATGGAAACTAAAATATTCCGTATATACGGCCCGCCCGGAACGGGTAAGACTACCGCGCTGCTTAACAAAGTAGATGAGGCCCTTGCCGCAGGAGTTGACCCCGCGCATATCGGCTACTTCGCCTTTACCCGCCAAGCGGCTAACGAAGCTGTCGAACGTGCCTGCACACGGTTCAAGCTAGATAAATCACAACTGCCTTGGTTTCGTACCCTGCACAGTTTTGCCTTGAAGCTGTCCGGCATCCGCCAAGAGCAGGTAATGCAACCAGAGCATTACAAAGAGCTAGGCCACGCCTTGGGCGGTATCGACCTGCGGGTAGACGCATCTCAAGTTAGCGGCGAGGAACTGTTCGACCTGAACAAAAACAGTAACCCGCTAATCAGCCTGATAAACCTAGCCCGCCTGCGTAAAGTAGACCTGCGCGAACAGTACGATGAAAGCCACATGGATATGCCGTGGAGCAACGTGAAGTATGTGGCAGACAGCCTGATAGAATATAAAAACCGATTTAACCTGTATGACTTTACAGATATGCTGGATGTGTTTGTGCGAGAGGGCGCGGCCTTCTGCCCGCGTCTGGCACTAACCTTTATTGACGAAGCACAGGACCTGTCACCCCTACAATGGGACGTAGCTCACGTTCTGGAGCAACACTCAGAGCGCATATACTGCGCCGGAGATGACGACCAAGCCATCTACCGCTGGGCCGGTGCCGATGTTGAACACTTTATTAGTCTCAACGGTGGCTATGAAGTGCTGGAGCAATCCTACCGCGTACCAGCTTCCGTACACCCGTTGGCCGAACGCATAGTCAAACGCATCAATCGCCGCGTACCAAAGACCTATTTACCTCGCCAAGATGCAGGTAACGTCCAGCGCATCATTGATACGGGGCAGATAGATTTTTCTGAGGGATCGTGGCTCGTGCTGGCTCAAGCCGGATACTTTCTCGACGCTACCGCAAGTGATCTAAAAAGCAGGGGCTTCTTGTTTAGCCGTCGCGGGTATCGGTCAATCTCAGAAAGTTTGAGCGAGGCCGTCAATGGCTGGGAACAAATGAGGAAGGGCAAGCGTATTACCGGCAAGGCCGCACGAACCGTGTACAGTTATATGTCTGTCGGAGATAGAGTCAAGCGCGGATTTAAAAAATTACCTGCCTTAGATGACGACGAGACAGTCTCACTGGAAGAGTTGCAACGCGACCACGGCCTTGTCGCCACCGTTGATATGATATGGCACGAGGCTATGGATAAGATGCCCAGTGGCGAACGTGCGTACATCACGGCTCTGCTACGACGCGGCGAAAAGTTTAACGCCATACCCCGCATAGAACTGTCCACGATCCACGGCTCTAAAGGCGGCGAGGCAGAAAACGTCGTGCTCTACACCGATTTGTCCCCTGCGGCGGCCAAGGCGGCTGAGTCCGCACCGGATGATTTGCACCGCGTATTTTACGTCGGTATTACCAGAACCAAGCAGAACCTATACTTGGTTGAACCTGAAGATGCGAATAGGAGCTACTGGATATGAAGTTTTTTATAAACATCATCCTGTTTTTTAAATTGCCGCTCCAGCTAATTATCGCGGCTTATATTTCTTTTGTTTTAATAGCTATAACTATAGCAGTGGCTAACCACCACGGTTTTGATAAACATATTGTAGAGGCACAGAATGAAACGCGAAGAAATCCTGTCTAAGGCAGAGTCCTTAGTCAACGGCCCACGGGCCAAAGCTTATGGCGATGCTCACGACAACCATGAGCGCATTGCTAAAATGTGGTCAGTTCTTCTGGGCAAGGAAGTATCTGTGTCACAAGTCTACCAGTGCATGGTTGCCGTTAAATTGGCGAGGCTTACGGTAACACCGGAACATGAAGATAGCTGGATAGACATCTGCGGATATGGCGCATTAGGGGGAGAAGACTAATGACTAAATTCATTCGCATCGAAATGCTCGACCACTATATAAAAACGGGCTGGACGGTTATACTCCAAGGCACAGAAATGGCCGCAGTTAGGAAAAAAGATGGCACTACAAATGACAATGTTCGGGCCTAAAAGCGAGTGGGTGCCACCCGCTGAGCTACCCGACATCTTCGATGCAAAGCAAATAGCCATCGACGTAGAAACCCGCGACCCTAACATCAAGACCAACGGGCCCGGATGGCCTACCGGTGACGGTGAAGTTGTAGGCTACGCAGTAGCTGTTGCAGACTGGGCTGGATACATCCCCATCCGCCACCTTGGCGGGGGCAATCTTGACGAGCGCATAGTTAACAAGTGGCTCAAGAAAGTGTTTGAGTGTCCGGCGGACAAGATCATGCACAACGCGCAATATGATGCAGGCTGGATACGCCGGATGGGGTTCAAACTAAACGGGCGCATTATTGACACTATGCTGGTAGCCGCTCTGCTAGATGAGAACCGCTTCAGCTACAGCCTGAACGCATTGTGCTACGACCTGCTGGGCAAAATCAAGACAGAGAAAACCCTGCAAGAAGCTGCCCGTGAGTTCGGACTCGACCCTAAAGCGGAGATGTGGAAGATGCCTGCCATGTATGTCGGGCCCTACGCACAGAATGATGCAGAGATTACGCTCGATTTGTGGAACTACCTGTCCACACAACTAACTAAAGAAGAGCTCTGGCCCATAGCAAACCTTGAGCTACAGCTTCTACCGTGCCTAATTGACATGACTTGGCGCGGTGTCCGTGTTGACCAAGACCGTGTCGAGCGCACCAGAAACCACCTAATCAAACAAGAAAAAGAAATTATTAAACGCATCAAAGATGTGGCGGGCACCGACGTAGAGCTCTGGGCCGCCGCGTCTATATCTAAAGCTTTTGATAAATTAAACATCCCGTATCCAAAAACAGAGAAGGGCGCACCGTCATTTACTAAAGCGTTCCTATCTGACCACCCGCATGAGCTAGCTCAGCTAATCGTTAAAGCCCGCAACCTGAACAAGACCAGCGGCACGTTTATCAACACGATTATGAAGCATTGTCGCTCAGATGGGCGTATCCACGGTCATATCAACCAAATCCGGTCAGACGATGGCGGTACGGTTTCGGGGCGCATATCAATGTCAAACCCCAACCTACAGCAAATCCCTGCCCGCGACCCAGAGTTGGGGCCGATGATACGCAGTCTGTTCCTGCCGGAAGAAGGCGAAAAGTGGGCGGCGATTGATTTCTCGCAACAGGAACCGCGCATCTTGGTGCATTACTCCTATGTTTACGGCAAATCCCGCGGCAAACAGATGGCTGGCGTGGAAGAATTTGTCGAGGGATACCGCAACGACCCCAACATGGACTTCCATACAATGGTGGCAGAGATGGCTAGCATCCCGCGAAAGCAGGCCAAGACAATCAATCTGGGCATGATGTACGGGATGGGCGTTAATAAACTGTCCGACCAGCTAG